TGAGGAGTATGAAGAGTATCTAAAAGGAACAGTTCCTGATCAGATGAATACAGGTGAGTTAGCATGTGTAATGTCACATCTATCTGCACTCAAATATTTTGTAGAAGAGACAGACTTAGATGAGGTTGTCATCATGGAAGATGATGTAGATTTATCTACTGCATCTAGTTGGACTTTCAATTGGAAAGAAGTACGTAAGAGACTCCCCATAAACTTTGATTGTCTGCAACTTACTATTATAAATCCTAATGGTATAACCTTGAAACTTCACCACAGATTTATCAATGACTTTTCTGCTGCTTGCTACCTTATTACTCGTCATCATGCAACTAAGTGCATCCGTCTACACCAAAGAGGAACGCAGTGGAAGATCGACCAGAACATCAGACCGAGGGCAGTCTCGGAAGACCTAATATTAGATAGTGGTAAGTCATATGCCACACCCTTGTTCAATTACAGGATGGACTTGGGTTCTAATATACATGAAGAACACCTTGACATTTTTCACAAAGGAAGTAATAATGCATTAAAGGAGTTCTGGGAATACCAAGCAGTGGATCATACCATTGAACAGATCATGGAACTTGATGAGTATGTCGGTAGAGTTCCGCCATCAGTATACCTAAATCAATTGAAAGAACAATGAACACATCTATTACACCACTTGAGAGTGACGAGTACGATCCTATTATCAAGGTACCAGAACCAGTATTCACAGAGATGAAAGACTATGGTGCCATAGGTGTCTTTGAGAACTTTGTCAAACCAGAATTTTGTGACTCACTTATAGATCTTTTTGAGTTCTGGTACACAAAAAAATATTTCAAAAACATACCATCAACACATGATGTGACTACGTTAGGTGAGGATACATTTACATTGGATCATTTCAATGATGGTAAGACTCAGTTTCCACAGGGTGGTATGGGTAGAAAGGATCATCAACTATACCTAGAGATATGTGATCAGACTATGACTATGCAAGTCAACCAGTCTGTAGGTATGGCATTTGAAATGTATGTCAAGAAGTACTCAGGTCTTGTAGATGCATCTGACCCTGTATCATCATGGACATGTAAGTTACAACGTACTGATCCTGGTGGTGGTTATCATGTATGGCATTGTGAGAATGGTAACTTCTTGTATAGAGATAGAGTTCTAACATGGATGATATATCTAAATGATATTCCATATGAGAATGGTGGAGCAACAGACTTCTATCATCAAGAGATATCCTTCCAACCAAAGAAAGGTACAGTAGTGTTGTGGCCAGCAGCATATACTCACATGCATCGTGGTGCATTTCTAACAGGTGAAAAGTCAAAGTATATTGCAACAGGTTGGTTCATTAGAGAACCTGGTAACGTAACAGAGAAGACACTGAGTCAAGCAGCACAGCAAAAATGATATTCTATACGTGCATTACGAACGGTTATGATACCGTTCCTGACGTATATTACGATAAAGATTGTCAGTATATTTGTTTCCATGATGGTACTATAGAGACTACTAAACCACTATGGAAGTATATTAAGATAGATCTAGAAGAAGAGTGTCCAGTTAGAAGATCATATCATCCTAAACATTGTCCTCATTTATATTTTGATGAGGGTGAGTATGTTGTATGGGTTGACGCTGCATATAATATCACACAAGAACTTGTAGAGTTCTCTAAAGAATATGAAGGTGACTTTATGTTACCAACACATCCTGATAAGAGATCATTGACTGCTGAGTTTAATAAACTACATGCTTATGGATTCTCTACCAAAGATGAGATCATAGACATGGCACGTCTCATGCATAGTAGAGGATATGATCCTAAAGACTACGATCAAACTATAAACTGTGTGATATGGAGGAGACTTACACCAGAGGTTATTGAATGGTGTAAGGTATGGAGAGAATGGTATATGGGTGGAGTGAACAGAGATCAAGTCTCTAGTTCAATTGCAGAGTATCTTGTAGTCAAGGCAGATAGAAACCCTACACCCATGGTGGATCTATCAAAACCAAATAGAATCAAACCATACAATCATTCATTTTGTATAGACAAACCAACTAATAGATCTATTGTAGACTTACAGACAGAGTTGAATGAGATTTTCAACTTCAAAGATATAGCAAGTATCATGATAAAATCTACAACAGATTCATTACCGTTTGAATTTGGATCTGATATTGATACACAACTAATAGTATTCACATGTATTACTAATAACTATGATGTATTACCTAAGGAATCATACTACGATCCTAATGTAAAGTATGTCTGCTTCCATGATGGCACCATTGATACTACAGTAGAACCATGGATATATGTTGAATTGGATTTAGATATAGAAGACCCAAGAGACTTTGCATTCTATGTCAAAGCAAATGCACATGAGTTCTTTCCGGAAAATTCTTACACAGTATGGATAGATGGTTGTTTTATATTGACTGAGGAGTTTGTAAAGAATAGTATGAAATCATTTCCATTCTCTGTTCTAAAACATGGTGGTAAGTTTTCTTTCCTTGATGAGGTCATTGAGGGATACACATGTGCATTCTTTTCAGAAAAAAATCTTCTAAACTTTGTGAATGATTTGAGAGATGATGGATATAATTTCAAAAAATATTCCAGTCCACAGTGTACAATAGTGTGGAGAAAATTGACGGAAGAGATAAAAACATTCAATGAGAGGTGGTACATGTGGGGTAATAAAAAATACAATCGTGACAACATACCATTTGATGCTGCCATACAGGACACTGGAATAGAACCACTCTTCTATGATGATAGAAATCAGTCTGGTATCAAATTAGGATTCTTCAATAAGATAGGAAGGAGAGGTAAACATCCACAACATGGTGACAAGAAACAATACCTTAGACTACAAGAATTATTGATAAAGTTATACAAGATTACTGGACTGAACTATAAAATACATGCTAGATATAAACACCATGATTTTTACATGAAGTATTTCAATATTATATGAAGTATTATACAGCAATCACCAATGCATACCATGAACTACCACCTAATAAATCAGGTGAACATTTTATATGTTACCATGATGGCACTGTAGAAGAGCAAGAAGGTTGGGAACTAAGAGAGATACAATATTCTCATGATGATCCTGTCAGAATGTCACGTCATCCAAAAATATTGTGTCCTATAGAAGGTAAAAGTGTTTATATTGATGCATCTAAACTTCATACTGTTATATCTGCAAGACATACCTCTGTAAATTTCTTTGAGTTGAGTGAGAATATATTGAATGACCATAACTTCTTCTTGATGCAGCACCCACATAAGTATTACTATCTTGAGGAGTGTGCTGAGTATATTCATAGAGGATTCATGGATCCATATGAGATTATAAACTTTACAAGAGAAGTAAAACAAGAGACTGAGTTCGACTTCTCTAAATTTTTCTCACCATTAGGTACAGTATTGTGGAGGAACTCTGAAGCATGGATGCCTAACATGGTGTGGTGGAAGTGGTACATGAGAGGTGGTAAGAGAGATCAAGTATCTTTATCTGTAGCACTACAGACATCAGGTGTAAAGTATGGTTGGGATGAGTGTAGGCATTGTGTAAGTTGGTGGTCTGATGCTAACCCTGTTGACGGTGCATGGTGGAAGAATAAAGGAGGTAGATATGGTAAGAAAAGAATTGATCCTATTGATACAGTAGAAAAATTAGCAAATATAACAGGACTCAGTATGCAAATGAGATACCGTGCTGCTATTATGAAGGAGACAGGTGACTGGTTGTTTGGAGATAGGTCAGAGTTCTGGAATAAAAATGATAAGAACTTGGTGATAGTAAATGGATTCTAAGATAACAATCTACTCATGTATCACTAATGGGTATGATGAGATACCTGACGATCATTATTATGATCCAGACATTAGGTATGTCATGTTCACTGATGGATCAATTGAACACAAGGGAGCATGGGAGTTTAGAGATATACCAATCACACATGATTGTCCTCTAAGATTAGCACTCTATCCTAAGATAATGCAACACAAACTATTCTCTGAAGGAGATAAGGTAGTGTGGATAGATGGTTGTTATGTTATGACTGAAGAGTATGTACAGTACACTAAAAAATTATTTGAGAATCATAGTAGAGTGCACATGAGACACCCCATGAGTTTCACATACTATGAGGAGATAGCAGAGAGTTACATAGCATCATA